AGTTCGTTGCAGGAGCTCGTGCGGCTGAACCCCCACCTGCCGGTCTTTTCACTCACGGGCACGGGGATCGGCGCGGGCGCCGTCGGTGATTTCCTGCTGGCGCTTGATCTTGGCCAGCATCTGGTCTTTCTTCTTCATGGTGTCCTCCTTACAAAAGGTTTCTGTTGCGGGTGATGATGTTTTCAAATTCGCGGATACGGTTCCGGCCTGTCTGCGTCTGCGGCGCAGTCGGTTCCGGCTCGTTCTCCAATTCCCGGCCAACGCCCACCGTGGCGTCCGCCGGAACGGATACAATGCTTACCTCATACGGCATCCACCGTTTTGCAATGCTGCAGGGGCCGGTAAATCTGCCGTCAAGGGATTTTTTGCCTTTGTCCACGTCTTCCCAGTTGCTTACCAGGTAGCCCACGGACACGCCTTTCAGGGTGCCGCTGCGCACCTTGGCTGCAATGCGTTCACTCTCCGGGTCGTCGTCAAACTCTACCGTGGCCAGGCCACGGTTCCCCTCGATGCGGGCGCTCTTGATCTTTCCGATGACCTGGTCTCTGTCGTGGTTAAAAAGCACGACGCCGATCTCCGTCAGGCGGCTCATATCCACGCAGCCGTCGCTGTGGTCTAAGATTTCGGGGCCGAACCAGCGCGTGTAGGGTTCTTCGCTGGAAAAGCTAAGTTCAAAGGTGCGGTCGTTTTCCGCGCCCTCTGCCTGGCGCAAGCTGCCGCTGAACAGTTCGCGCTGCCCCTCATTCCTGTTGCGGTTCATCGTCGGGGTCGGGTGGGTCTTGCTGTTGCTGTTGGGCATTATCTGTCACACCTCCAATCTTCACGCCAAGCTGGGCGGCGTATTCTTGCACCTCGGCCATGTCTTCAAGCTGGCGCTTCCAGTCCACACCCTGTTCAGCGGCGATCTGCTTAAAGGTCTTTTGTCCGCTTTGCAGGGCCGTGGCGTTGGCCTCGCTTTCTTTCTTCGGGTCGATCCATTTTTTGGGGCTGGCGACCCATTCGTGGCCCAGATACAGTTCTTTGTGTTCCCAAAAATCCGGGATTGTAATTTTCCCGGCCAGAATGGCGCTGATCAGGAACGTCTCGTATATCTCGGACATTACATCCTGCAGTAGCTCGATTTCCTCGCCGAAGGTGGCCTCATCTTCAATGCTGGCCTGGCGGGCGCTGCTGTATGTGGTTTCGCTCATGTCACGGGCGGCCGTTTCATAGCTGATGCCCTGACCGCCGCCGATCAGGCGCTGCTGCATTTTCAGGAATGTGGTTGCGTCTCCGCTGCCACTCTTAGGGTCTACCACCTGCACGTCGTCTCCGGCGTTCATCTCGGTGATCATGCCGGGCGTCAGGGTTTTTCCGTCATAAGTGGTTTTCGGTGCAGCGGCGGTCTGTCCACTCCGTCCGAAGCCGGTCGTCGGCACCGTCTTGCGGATAAAAACCCCCCGGCAAGCCGGGGGGTCCCCCTTTCACCCCACCGCCCCGATAAATTCGTTCGCGTCACGGATCCGGCTGATGGTCGGTGCAAAGTCACTGACTTCCCGCAGTTGGCTGGGTCGCCGCTTGCTGTAATAAAAAATTACATCCTTTGCGGGGTGGAACTCCGGCTCGGTGGTCTGCCAGCCGTCGATGCTGTACTGCTGTACCCAGTAGCCGGTGGGCTTTCCGTATCGGTTAAACTCTACGCCGCCAACGACCCGGTCGTCCTTGTACTTTGGCACGCTCTGGCTCAGGGCCAGTTCGTCCACTTCCAGGGCTTGCAGCTTAAACGGCAGCAAGCCGTCCTTGGTGTAGCACTTCAGAAACAAAATGCCGCCGTCCACCTTTTTCCGTTGCACGGCCATCCGCAGCATCTGGTTCAGGCTCTGTTGGCCTGTCACGTCGCAGTTGCGGCTTTTCGTCCACTGGCGCCACAGCGCCTCGACCTGGCTGTTCAGTTCGTCGCTCTGGGTGCGGGCTTGCAGGGTGAATCCTTTTCCCACCACATTCCGGCGGAACGCCAGAATGATTTCGTTGGCCAGGTCGCTGTTTCGCTCCAGGTCGCGGGCGCGGGCGCGGATCGTATCACGGGCCACCCGGTCGGTCAGGTCGGCGCTTTCGTTGTAGGCTTGCCAGCTTGCGTTCAGTCTGCCGTGGTCGGCGGCGTCATATCCGGCGCCGCGCAGCTGCTGCAGCTGCAATCGCCAGGCTTCGCGCTCACAGGCTGTCTTTGGCGAAAACCAGCCGATTAAGTTGTCAAACCATCCCATGTTTCGGTTTCCTCCTTAACGGCCCTCAAAAAATGCCACGCTTGTGTTGCCAAGCAGCCCGGTGTTTTCTTCCTCGGCCACCTGGGCGGCCAGGTCGGCCCGCAGCTTCCGCAGCTCGGTCAGGTTTGCGCGGGTCAGGCTCCGGCTGCCGATCTTGTAGCTTTGCCCGCCCACCATTACGGCAGTCAGGGCTTTGTCTACCTGGGCCAGCAGTTCTTTGGGGGAGTAGCCCTGTTCGGTCAGGGGTGTTTCGTTTTCGGCCATTGTGGGGTTCCTCCTTTATAGCCAGTTTTCGGTCGGTGTGATGATCCAGGGCTTTTCGCCCTCTTGGTTCGCGGGCGGCATGGTTGGCGGCGCTTCCTGTTCGTTGCCGTTCTGTAAAAACAGGGTGCGTACACCTCGCACGTCGGCTGCGGCCATCGCATAGACCTCGGTATCTAAGTAGTGGTTGTCGGCGTGGCTTGTTTTTAGCACCCAGCGCTGCGTCTCCCGGCCGTTGGCATTACGCTCCACGACCTTGTGTTCAGCTGTGACCTGTTCGCAATATTCCAGGTCGGTGTCCTTGTACACCATCCAGCTTCCTTTGCCGTTTGGCTTGCGCATTCGGCTGGCGATCATGTCCTTGTACTTGCCGCCATCCACCAGCACCAGGTTCATGCCGTAGGCTTTCGAGCCGGCTTTGTTCACAGTGCTGAGCTTGTAGTGGCTCAGCATAGTGTCGGTGCCTTTGCAGGGCAGCGCCCACTCTGCGTTCTCTGCGCAGAACTCGTACACCTCATCGGTCTGGTCGCCGGAGTCAATCAGGCAAAGGGCCACCATCATGGCGGTGCCGTCTGGCTGCCGGTATTCCAGATTCATGTAGTTCGCTATTTCGTTAAAGCTGAACGCCTGGCCGTGCGCGATGTTCTGGCTGGTCAAAAAGTCACCCCAGGCGCGTATGCTCCAATACAGGCAGTTTTCCTGCACGTCCACGCCGCCGGTCAGCAGCTTGGCCCAGGGCGGCACCTCATAGGCCGGGCGCTCGGTCTGGCGCTCCTGCACCAGTTCGGCGCTGGTTTTCAGCTTGGTATCTTCCCACGGTTCCGCCAGCCAGCTGTTGGTGAAGTTGTGCAGCCGGTCGGGGTCGTCTTTGGATTTCAAAAACTCGGCGGCTATGGCGCTAAACCGTGTAAAGGGGCTGTACAGCGTATTCATCCAGAACGCTACGCTCCGGGCAAAGCGGGTGCTTTGGCGCACGGCCCGCCACTCTCCGTGCTGCAGCATTTCCGGCTTGTGCTGGTCGGTTATGATGCAGCCGCATTCCTGGCAGACGTAGTTTGCAAATTCGGCCCGGTCTCGGTCGCTCATTCCGTCTTCCTTGCCGGGCCAGCGGATCTGCGCAAACTTTAGTTCTATGTACTTTCCGCAGTGCGGGCAGGGCACAAAAAAATGCTTTTCCACATCGGCGGCCTCCTTGGCTTTCCAGATGTGGCCGGTGCGCAGCGTCGGGGTGCTGCACATATAGATTTTGCGGTTCGTGATGTAACTCTTGGTTCGCTCGATTGCCAGGTTGATGGGGTCTGCTTCCTGGCGGCTGGCGGCACTGTATTTGTCCACTTCGTCCAGGAACAGGTAACGGATGGGTTTGCTTGCCAGGTCGGCGGGGGAGTTGGAGCCGGTCAGGGCCACATACATATCCGTGTCAAACTGCAATTCCTTTTTGCTGCTGGAATTTTTCAGGTAGTGTCGTTTCAGGCAGGGGGTCTCCATCATACTGGATATGCGGTTCGCGCTCGTACTCTCGGCCAGTTCGTCGTTCGGGTATACGATCAAAACCGGCGCGGGGTCTTGGTCTATTACATAGCCCAGCATATTCAGTTCGCCCTCGGTGCCGCCGCACTGGGTAGGCTTCACAAAAATAATTTGCTCGGTCTCCCAGTTGTTGAATTCGTCCATAATGCCGGTAAGGTAGGGCGTCACGCTGTTGCGCCAGTAGCCTTGCAGGTTGGATTCCTTGCGGCTCAGTATGCGGTTACGCTCGGCCCATTGGCTCACGGTTATGTCGTCCGGCGGCTTCAAGGTCGCCAGGGCGTCCTTGATGTATTTCGGCACCTGGTATCGCTTGAAGCGGAATGTCCGGGGCTTTCGGCGGGGTGCGCTGTTCATCCGTCGCCACCGTCCTTAGCGTCAGCCGCCAGGACGAAGGTGCGCAGCATATCGTTGATTTCTGTGTTCAGGTCTTTTTCCAGCGCCCGGCTTGCCACCGGGTCTATCCGGGTTCCCACCATGCCGGTCACCCGGCTTGGCAGTCCTGCGCAGAATCGCTTCAATACTGCAAAAAATTTCGTATAGTCGGCACGCGCTTCCTCTATGCTGATATACTCTCCGGCAGCAATGGCCGTGCGCAGCCGGTGCAGTTCGCCCTGGCTTTCTTTCAGGGCGATTTCGGCTTTCAGTTTCTGTTCCTTTAACTCGGCCTCGGTGTTGATCTGTTCTCGGCCGTAGGCTTTATCGGCCAGGTATTTGGTGTAAGCCTGGATCGTCGGCACCAGTTCATAGCGCCGTACCGTGCGGCCCTCTACTTTCAGGGGGACGGTTTCGATCACGCCGTCCTGCGTCAGCTGCTGGATACGGCGCACCGAAACGCCGAAAAGCTGGGCCATGACTTTGCTGTCGTAATACTGCCCGCCGGTTCCGGCCATGGGGTGCGCCTCCTTTCAGGGTCAGGGTTCGTAGTGGCTGGCGGCGTGTCTTTCTGCCTG